CACGTCGACTGGGTTATTCTTGGCGTCCGGGTCCTTCTCATAGTAGATGTTTGCAAAGACACAGGTCTTTACGCTGTCACATGCAGCAGTACACAGACGAGGATCATAGCTCTTCAGTGTTTTGTAGGTCAAATACCCGCGACCCTGAGTGGCTCCTTGCAAGTTGATGAAAGCAGGGGTATAACCAGACGGGATGCCGAAAGACTTTGTATCAATAGGATACTTCGTGTCTCGTCGATAGATGTTTGTGTTGCTGCCGACAAAAGATCTTTTCACAGCATCGGGCGTAGATGTTTCGGCGGTATTGGCGGTTACAGCAGTTTGAGTCACATTCTAGGTTAGGCTTCAAATCTTCGTCGGATTCGGTTTCATCTTCAGAATCAACCGTTTTCTTGAGTTCAGCTATTTGACTTTCCATTTTCTTAAGCCTGTTCTCAGAAGCAAAACGAATTTGAGTAAACCTACGTTCTAGGTACTCAAGCTGTAAGTCCCTCAAGGATTTCTTCTTCAGAGATGAATACAATTCCTCATGCTTTGTACCGCAGAACTTACTAATCTTGGTCTCCCGATCGCTAGTTTCTTCCTCCACGGAGCATAACATTCCACAGGAATAACCCAAGATCTCATTCAGTGCACACTTTCGAGGTTCTATACACAATCTCCGATAAGTTTCAAGCAGCTGAGTCCTTCTTTCAGTAAACACATACTTACGTTCACACTTCCTACTACAGTACTTGTCAGTCGTTAGCTTACCACAAGTAAGGCAAAAATTGTTATCCATTACGAGAGAAGTGAAAATAAATACATCAAGATCTCGAGTTCACCACTCAAAATCTTTCCTTATCTTCTTTTCAACAAATCTCCCCTCGCAATTAAACAACAATTTAAACCTTTCGAAATCGAAAATATAGTAGCACAAAGAAACCAAAGCAGAAATAGCACTATAAGGTGAATGGTATCGATCAACAAGTGCCTTATCAAGAGCATCTAGTACCTTAAAATTCCGATACGATTTATAGTTGTCATTGATAGAGATAAATATCTCACTCAAGACTTCTACATCTCGTACGTCGGCACGGCCTAATTTAGTGATAAATTTAGCGGCGTCAGGGATAAACATGTATTTACCATCGACACACAATAAAAATTTTCCACAGAAAGCCGGGTACTTAAAGTCGAATATTTTACATTCAAAATTCCATGTCCCCGCAAGTTGCTTACAGGGATCCGGCACGATATAACCACTGTCAAACAGAATCAAAGAGTCGTCACCGCCAAAGATGCAAAAATGAGCGTCCTCCAAAGGAAGACAATCAAGCAATGCAAGAGCCGCGGACCATGTGTTCGACCCATAAGTATCACAATTACCAGATTTCTGTTGATAAAGCAAATAAGCTTCAAGACCGTAGTTACGATCTTTCACATAAGTCTGGTACTGAGACTTCTCCCAAAGTACTTTCAGCAAGCCATCAAGTCCAAAAAGCTTGTAGAGTGCAATGACAGCCTTGATATGTAACCCAGTTTTTGATTTATCAAACTTTGAAAAATCTATCTCAAGGGCCTTGTACTTACTGGGGGTCAAGAAAGTTACCGTCTCGTTCAGTTCATCAGCAGTCATCCTTGAGTTAAAAACGACACTAGGTCGTAGCGCTCTGATGATTCTCTCATTAATTTCCTTAATGATGGGACCAAAAAATGCATTCACAATTTTGTCCGGATAGACAACAGTCTGTAGAGCAGCATA